GTTACTTCTTCTCCAGACGGGGCGATTACTTTCCTTTGTAAATCCATTTTAGGTTCACATTCGTTTATGAATTTTCTAAGATCTTTAGAATCCGAAATCGGCATATTAGTGATAAACGTACCTATCATACCTTTATCAGTGTTTCCGTCTATTTCCATAATTTGTGTCTCTAAACGTTTTGTTACAACAGGAGAGACCATTCCTTTAGGATAACTTTCAAGTAGAGACTCAATTTTCTTATCGTCTCCAATATTTAATAATTTAAATTTAACGATTTTTTTTGATTTTGGTAACTCGTAAGTAAATAACCCGTTATCGTCCGGTTGTTGTGTAAGTGGTAGGTATGATACCTCGTCTAATAATATGGTTATATCAAAATATTTGTTTGTTGCCGGATCATTAACACTAAAACCATATTCAGGTCCAAAAGCCGTATTCCTTAAAAACATTAGTATCGCTTGAACATCAACCATTAGTAGTTGGTCAATATTAAATCCCGGTTCATAAATTTTGTTTCTTAGTAACGCATTTACAATACCGTCTTTGGTTGCATTTGGTGACATTAATAAGTTTTCGTCGTTTGCAGTTAAATAACCAACTTTAAGTGATTCTTTTTTTGGTGTGTAGAATATTCCTTTTGAGGGTAGTTTAACAACGTCGTGTGGCAAATTTAAATTTTGTTGCCCATATTCCATTGATTGATCCATAGTTTTTTATTTTAAATATAATGTAGAACAACTTTATGTAAATAAAAAACCCACCTATTAAAGATGGGTCTAAAAAAATATATGAAAAGATATTTTAGTAAACTAAAATACAACGGTCTGGTTGTAAACCAATTTCAACAGTTGCAAGATCTTCAGTTGTGTAACCAACAGAACCAAAGTTTGCTTTAGTGATTATACATCCTTGTAATATCCATTTTTCAACCGCAACTCCCGTTGGGTCTAACATTTCTAAATCAACGTCTTTTTTATACCCTGCAGCATAACCCATACGTCCTGTTACCGATTCTGCATGTAAACGAACCCATTCCATAACCGCCTGAGCAGCTGAAGGTCCGATTGGGTCACGTAACTTAACGCTTATCTCATTCCACTTAAATGAACTTGAGACATACGTTTCAGTGTTTAAAAATTTAATCTCTTTTTTTGCGATATCTATTTGTGGTCTTGACGCACTTTCAACGTACCAAGAGTTGATCCCCAAACTAGATGGGAAAGTAATTATAAACCTATTGGTTCTTTTAGGTTCATACTGAAAAGGCATTTTCATTAGTAAATCAGCCATGTCTTATTTTTTAATTTGTTTTATTTATTATATAAATATTGTCTTGTTTATTTTTTTCTATTTACTTTCGTATACAAATAAAATATTCTTATAATATATCCAGTTATTATAGTTCTTTTTTAATATTTCCTTTAGTTAAATATGTTTTTACTGGACTTTTTTCATATTCACTATCTAAAAATTCTTTCATCTTATCTATATTTCTTGGGTCATCATCTGAAAATCCGATTGTTGGTATAATTTCTTGGTTATTCACATCATTCTTAAAGAAAGCATTTTTACCAATAACTTGGGCCATTTCTTTACAATAACTAATAAAACTTCTCATTGCTTTTATCTTACCTTCTTCAGGGCTGGAAGCGTTCCCTTCTCCAAAAGAAACCGGTTCAAATCTACACCTATCTAAATATTCATTGATGAGGTCTTTATCTGTAAAGTTTAATTCAAACGATTCATCTAATTGTTCCTCCTCACTAAAGTGACTGTATTTTTTTAAGTTTTCAACCAACGTGTTTTTATTTAACCCATTGTGATTTGATATAATGTAATTATATGTCGCCTCTTTTAAAGTTTCAGGGTTATGTCCCCTTGCAGTTATAATCGCAAATATAGATCCACCATTAACACACTCAATAAAATCGTTCCAAGAAGGACCAGGTGACGCTACCATCGCATCTATAATAAATCTTTTATCTCCTTTGGTTCCAAAATTTCTATATGGGTCAGGAGCATATCCAACAATTGTAGTTCCTTTATAATTAAAAGGTTCGACACCAATTTGATGTCTGTGTTCGGCAAAATCTTCTGTGGACATTCCAACCTCTTGTTCATTTTCGGTCATCACAAGTATTTGTGTCGGCATAAAAACAATATTGTCGTCCCAATCAAACGCATAATATTTTGTATCCGGATTCCCTTGTTCATCAAACCCCTCAAATAAATTACGTTTTCTTACAAAATTATATACGTGTCTTTTAATATCCATTATTTTGTAGTTTCTCTAAAATTTTCTCCAATTGACTTTCAGTTATAACAATGTTTTGTTTTTTGTTAGAATATGTTTTATACCCTTTAAGGTCGTTACCAACCGACTCTTTAATTATTTTTTTTTCTATTTTCATTGCCTTTATTTTATAAATATATAAATGGGGAATATTTCTACTCCCCATTAATTTTATTTTTTATTTATACGTCATCAAAAGATGCTCCAGTAGGTGTGATAACAAACTCAATATCAATATACTCTAACGCTCTTGTAGGTTTTAAGAAAATCTTACCTGTTAAAGTGTTTGAATCTAAATCTTCAGGAGTGTTTGATACCGTCACACGGAAATCAATTAAACCACGATCTCTTCTTATTGAATCTAAGATTGGGTTAACTGAATCTAAGAATTGTTGTCTTACTTTATCGTCGTTTTGTTCAAACAATAATCTAACCGCTACCGCTGAAATTAACTTACGTGCTTGTAGTAATAAACGTCTTACATTGATTCTGTCAAGTGCCGACTCTCTAACTTGTAATGTTTTATTACCCCAAATCACAGTACCAACATCAGAGAAAGTTGCGATTGGATTAATTCTACCTTTATAAAGTGTGTCTCTATCTTCTTGTGTTAATTTTTTACGTGCTCTAATAGCATTTACAAGCCCTCTTGTGTAACCCGCAGACGCGAACCAAGGGAATGCGATGTTATCAGTTAACGCCAAGTTTTTAGTTACCTCTGCAGTTGCTGGAATATAAATTTGTGTATTGTTTACACTGTCTCTTGTTAATACCCAAGGGTAGTAAGTAGCAGTATAGTTAGAATCAATACCTGTACTCTCTAAATTATCCACAACCTCTTGAGGATAAATAAGACCTTCCTCAATATCATTGTAAGATGGTAAGAATAAGTTAAAGTCAGGTGTTGTACAGATATATATTGAGTCTGCTCTGTCTGACTCTACCATATCAATAGCATCCTCAACTAAGTTAGAATTATTAACATAATCAATACCCGGTGTTGTAAATATATTAATGTTTACTGATTCGGGGTTTGCAAATGTTGATTGTCCCCATTTGTATGCGTAATAGTCAGTATTCGCCCAAGTCTCTTGGTTTGGTCCTGAAATTTGTTTAAACGCTCCCCATCCTGATGCTGTTGGGTAAGATACTGATGATGCCGCTCCGAATTTAAATCCTGATTGACCTAATGCAAACGTATCTCCATTAGTTCTGTTTTCACGATAAATGTCCCAACCGTCAAAACCACCATATGCTAATACTGTGAATTTACGAGTATTTAATCTGTAATATGGGTTATCACTGTCAGTCGGTTCAGAACTAAATGATCCTGTACCAACTTCAAATGCTGCCGTTGTTGCTGATGTTAATACGTTAAGTTTGGTTACAACCGTTGACCCACTATCCATATGGAATCCCTTTGTTGTGTACGCCCAAGTAGTACCGACAGTATCAGTAGCCAAGTTTGCAGGTATTTGTTTTCCTTTATATTCGTAAAAATCGTAATCAATACCGGTAATATTCGATATACCTAAATACGCCTTTCTTGGGTTCTCACCGTTTGATATTACTGGATTATCTCCACCTGATGATGATCCAAATGGTGGGTTATAAATAACGTCACCCGCTTGTAAATATTTTGTTTTATATACTACAAATGGTGGTGTTGATTGTGCGTACTCTCTTGAGGTGTAACCCTCAAAACCACAAGGTAATGCGTCTGATGGTGCTTCTGAACTCATCTCTAACATTACAAATTTAGATTTTACTTCATATTCACCGTTAGATGTACCTATTTTGTTAGCTACATAGTTAGTTTGATTTGGATCCATAGAACAGTTAGTGAAACTTTCAACAACTCTTACATTTTGATCATTATCGTAGAAATCTCTAATGAATACATCAAAAGTACCATTAGAGAATGAGATATTCCCAATAGACATTTTAACAAGTCTATTTGCTGCGTTACCATCGGAGATTAATTTAAATTTAAATAACTTATAAACTTTATTACCTCTTAATTCCGAAACCATATATGGAGTTTCAGGAGTTTGGTATTGTTCTAAATAGAACCCTAAAGAATCGTAATAGTCTTGGATTACTGAGTCATCAGTTACACCAGGAAGATCAACCAACGCACCATAGATACCTCTAATTTTACCGTTATTATACCCCGTAGTTAATAGACTTGCATATGTCTCTTCAATAAATAAAGGAACCTCATTTCTATCTTTACCAAAATTAGATCTACCAAAAACTTTAGAAATGTATTGAGAGTCTGTCGACGCCAATGACGTTTCAAAACTAAATGTGTCCCCATCATTTGTGATACCTGAAATAACAAAAGTTTCAAACGGATTAGTTGATACACCAGAATACGTTCCTGTTGTAATAATATTAACCCCTGTTGTTGCACTAACTTGGAAATTAGGTCCGTGTTGAGAACTTGAGTACGATGTAATACCTCTTGATCTTAATGTTGATACGACCATATTATCATATTCTGAATAAGTCGATCCTGAATAATTTGTAAGGTAAACGGCCATAGATCCAGAATAAACCCCCCCACCTATACTTGATATTGTTTTTAATACCGAACCAAAACCATAACCATTATAGTTACTATAAGTTCCAGATTTGTTGTAATCAAACAATGAATAATACCAAGGATCGTTTTTGTATGATGATAAGTCGTTGTTTGCAAATATCACATCCTCAACTCCAAACGTTTCTGTGTATGCCGTTGCACCACCAGATGTTATTGAGTCACCAGTCACTGCACTGTACGTCGGAGTATCAACCGACCCCCAAAAATATGCGGTTCTACCTGTTAAAGCGGATGCCGTAGAATAACGATTAACCTCTGACGAAATATAAGATTGAAAATCAGAATTTAATGTAGAGGTTGATCCATTTGCCGTTGTATATGTACTGTAAAAATCAGAAGATAATAACGCCGATGGTGAAGTGATTGTGATGTTAGCACTCGATCCTGTTGTTCCCGTAAAGAATACGTATGAAACTGATGATGGTGTAGTACCAGTAATCGCAAGTGTACTTGAATCTAAATTACCGATAGTTACTATAGACCAAGAAGGACCAGCATCATAACCTGATAATCCAAGTATTCTCGTAACGAATAATTGATTTGATTGTTGTAAGTATGATTTGGCGATATACGCGGTTTCATATTTAGGGATTTGTGTGTTTACAAATTTTTCAGGACTTGTTCCTCCAAAATATACTTGGAACTCATCAAAATTTGTAATAAAAATAGGTTCAAAGGCGGGACCTTGTAGGGTCTCACCAGCTAAACCTAAAGTAGTTACACCAACACTTTGTGCAACAAAAGTTAAGTCCCTTTCTGAGGTGTATACCCCCGGAGAAACGAATACTTTAGTAGTAGATGCCATTTTTTCTATTTAATTAAAGATTTATTTTTTTATATAAATACATTTAAAAACAGCAAAAAACTGACCAAAAAAATAATAAATATAGGTAAGTATGAAAAAATTCTACCTTTTTTCTACCTATAAAAATATTTATTAATATGAAAAAAATTAAAAATATAAAGATTTCAGAAGAATCTCATACCATCTTAAAAAAATATTGTGAAGATAACGGATTAAAACTTTATAAGTTTTTGGAGAAATTAATTATAAAAACATGCACAAAAGAAAAAGACATATATGGAGAGTGATTAAACAATCACTGAATTGGTCTTTATGGTTGACGAAGTGTTATTATCAATTTTAACCACAGTCACCTTTAAGGTGTCACCATCGGTTATTTGTATTACAGGTAGATCGTCTCCTAAATAATTATTATTAATATACACTGAATATGATGTAACATTTTGTGTTGATGTCACGTTTAGATCCACCGTATATCTAAAAACCTCATTTAATTGGGTTACTCCTGAAACAAATAATAAATCCAAATCAAAACTATTAGGTCTTGGAGGTTCTATTTTTACCCTACGGTTTGATTTCTTAGTTTCAAACTCAAATAATGTTACCTGTCTACTAATTGCTGGTGACACTTGAAATTCTTCCTCGTCAATTAATAGTCCCTTTAATGTTATCTTATAACTTTGTATATAATACTTTCTTTTTTCAATGTCCTTTACCGATTCGTCCGTTGGGTCCTCTAATGTAATCGGCATATAATGTCCTTTAATTTGTGTGTAGGATTGTTTTGATGTGAATTTTTGCATCATGATTTTATTAAACTCATTCACCTCTCTCATCCTATTACAAAAGATTTTAATAGTGTAAGTAATATCTACAGGAACAGGTTGTGGTATTGTATATACATCTGCACCTTTTCTTTGTCCGTCCCACGTAGGAACCGTATAATAAAAAAATCTAAGTCTTTCGGGTATGTTTGCCGCACCTCCTTGAAACTTGCCGTATTTAACTTCAGGTTGTCTAACGGTGATAATAAAAGGTAATGATACGTTTTTATCTAAGTCTTGAAAATCCCAAGTCTCGGTAAATTGTGACCAACTTTGTGTTGTTATGATTTTATCCACAGTGGGGACCAATTTTCCGTCAACAACCAATTTAATATCGTTTTTAACAAAATCTAAAATGCCTCGATCCATATCAGCATGTAATACCCCCTTCGGTAAGTAAGTGCCGTCATTTGTGATGTCACCCAACATCTCTTCCCTTCTTTCAACCCCAACCTTTTGAGGAACTAATGGTAAATGTTTTTTAATTTTTTTTGGTAATGCCATTTTTATAATCCGTTAAATTCATCGTTTGTTACTGGCGATGCGATTATTGTTCTATAATATTTTTTATATCCACCGTAAGTGTGTTTATTATCCGAAGTAACTCTACCGTCGTTAACTACGGTATAATATCTAACTCGATCTTCTGTTTCGTAATATGCCAAATAATCACCTAATGAAACGTCAATAGCTAATTGATCCAAATACGTTTGGTAAACACTAAAGGTCATATTACCGGGCTCAATTTGTGAAAGTTTTGACGCCCCAAGATCTGCGTTTGTAGGGGCGTCTATCTTAACCAAACCTTTTATTTCTATCGGTGTTAAAAATTGTATACCGCTACTTAATGCTTCTCCGTACACATCGTCGGTATTTGTTTTTTGTTTGTCAACTCTGTATAATACGACAGTAAAATTCATATCACCTAATTGCCATTCCATGCCCATGGATATTTCTAAAAAAAAATCTTCTTCAGAAAAAAACTTATTTAACCTTGTAATTGGGACCTTATTCTGTGACATAACTATAAATACATTGATTGATTATTTATTATTGTTTACTATTTTTATTTATATTATTATGGAAGAATTAATTTCAAGAACACCCGAAACGAGGTCACTTCAATTACTTGACGAATATGAAGGATCAAATAACTATATCCTAAATTTAAAACACAAAAAACAAAATAGTAAATCGTTTACACCTACCAGATCTCAAGCGGAGTACATTATAAATTTTCACGGTCGTACACCAAAGGTCGCAAAAAAATGGGTCAAACTCGATTCGTATTTTGGTAAAAAAATGATGGAAGAAAAAATGTATACCAAAGAACCGACAGAGATTTATGTTGAGAAACTTTTGGTTGAGAAAGATAAATCATACCATATATGGGGTAAGGTGTTTAGTAGTGACACTGTACACGACTTTTGGCTACCAAAAACCGCTATCATTAAAGACAATGAAGTTAAAAATGTTGTTGTCGATTATACAAAATACGACTCAAGGCCACCAATGGTACATCAAAAACCAGCAATAGAGAAATTGGTTGGTAACAAAAAATATATTTTGGCTGACGATATGGGTCTTGGTAAGACTACCAGTACAATCATCGCCACACTTGAAACAAAAGTAAAAAAAATATTAATAGTTTGCCCGGCATCTTTAAAAATTAATTGGCAACGAGAAATTGAAAACTATTCAAGTAGATCCGTTTACATTGCTGAAGGGAAGAAGTTTTCAACGGATCACGACATTGTGATAGTAAATTACGACATATTAAAAAACTTCCACGACGTAAAAAAAAGAGATCAATCGACCATCCTAAACACCAAATTTGATTTGGTAATTATGGACGAAGCGCATATGATATCTAACCCCCAAGCTCAGAGAACTAAAATTGTAAACGATATCTGCGATAAAGTCGATAGGGTTTGGTTACTAACGGGCACACCAATGACATCACGACCGATGAATTATTTTAATCTTTTGAGTTTGGTTGAAAGTCCTGTGGCCGCGAATTGGATGGCATACGCAAAAAGATATTGTAACGGGTTTCAATTCGTTGTGGGTAATAGAAAAATTTGGAATGTTACGGGAGCATCAAACTTAGATGAACTAAGAGAACGAACGCAATCACACATTCTTAGGAGACTAAAAGAAGACGTTTTAGATTTACCCGATAAAATTATTACACCTGTTTATTTAAGATTAAAGTCTAAAGACTATGAAGAACTCATGGGTGAATACTATGATTGGTACGACAAAAACCCCAACGAATCCGGATCATTAACCATCCAATTTGGTAAATTAATGAAAGTTAGAAAAGTTATTGCCGAAGAAAAAGTTAAATCAACTATTGAGTTAGCTGAAAATATTATTGATCAAGGAAAAAAAGTTATCATATTTACAAACTTTACAGACACATTACGTGCTATTTATAACCATTTTGGAAAAAGTGCGGTTTATTTAGATGGGTCTTGTTCAAAACCTCATCGACAAAAATCTGTGGATGATTTTCAAGAGAATGATAAAATTAAAGTTTTTGTTGGGAACTTAAAGGCTGCGGGTGTTGGTATTACTTTAACATCGGCCGAAGCGGTTATTATGAATGATTTGTCGTTTGTACCGGCAGAACACGCACAAGCAGAAGATAGGTCACATAGAATTGGACAAAAAAATTCAACATCAGTTTACTACCCCCTTTTTGAAAACACAATAGAGGGTGAAATATACGACATCTTAAATAGAAAGAAAAAAATAATATCCACAGTTATGGGGGATGATCTATTATTAGATGAGGCATCGTCAATAGAGGAAATGTTAAAGATAATTTCTAATGGTAGGTGATATTTATAAATAATGGAAGTAAATATTAAATATAACGGAGACACCACAAAAGAACAAAAAGACTTAATGAAAAAATTTGAACAAAAAAACAAAGAGAAAATAAAATCCGTTTACAAACCATTTCAAAATAAGATCAATGAATTGGAGATTAAATTAAATGAAGATTTAATTTCACATAAAAATATTATTTCAGAAATAAAAAGTATAAGTGTTGAAAAATTACCTTACGATTATAACTCTGTAGAGGGGTTTATAGATTCAGAAACAATGAAAACTCACTACACAAAGCATTATAAGGGGTATGTTGAGAAATTAAATATAGAGTTAGAAAAAGTTAAAGGCCCTGATTTGGATATTGAGTCAATCATTAAAAAAATATCTAAATTTAATGATAAAGTTAAAAATAATGGTGGTGGGGCATTTAATCACGCATTATTTTGGAAAATGTTATCCCCAACAAAACAAGAAATAAAAGACCCAATCAAAAGTAAAATAGAAAAAACTTTTGGTTCTATGGATAAATTTAAAGAGAAGTTTGAGGAGGAAGCAAAATCCCGTTTTGGTTCCGGTTGGGTTTGGTTAATATTAACAAAAAGTAACACTTTAAAAATAGTTACCACACCAAATCAAGATAACCCACTGATGAATACTGAAAAAATACAGGGGTATCCCATATTGGGTTTAGATGTTTGGGAACACGCTTATTACCTAAAATATAAAAACCAAAGAGACAAATACGTTAAAAACTTTTGGAAGGTTGTTAATTGGTCGTTCGTAAATGATTTATACGTAACTCAAATAGAAAGAAACAAATCAAAATAATAAGATATTTATATAAAAATATATCTTATGACCACATCAATTATTCAAGAACCAGATAGAGGTAAACTCTATAAAAGAATTAAAAATCTTTTGGGGGCTCCGTTAAGGAGTGTTGAACTAGAGGATGAAATGATGGACTCTTTATTGGAGTTATCAATTCAAGATTATTCCCAACACGTAAACGATTGGTTGATTGAAAGTCAGTGGTCGTCTTTGTATGGTTTAAATTTAGATGAGCAATCCGTAACAAGAGCGTTTACGACGAGAAGTTTAGATTGGGAAACACAATACACCTATTCGTACTCTAAAATCGTAGGATTACAAGCTGGTGGTGATTACGTTTTGAAAAAAGATTATATAGATTTAATTCCTAACCAACAAATTTATGAAATACCCGCAGGTAGAGAACTTAACGAATTGTTGTGGTTCTCAAGATCAGAATTGGACGCAGCATATTTTGATCCATTTATGGGTGGATTTGGAGGTATGGGAGGTGTTGGATTAGGTGGTGGTGCCGGTTTTTCACAAATGGGAACATCGGGAAATTATTTTGTAACTCCAGCCTTTGATATATTATTGAGGATGCAAGACATCAATATTAAACGAAGAATTATAACGGGAGAATTAACATATAGGGTTACCGCATTACCTGAAGGTAAAAAGGCGATACATTTAATGAATGTTCCTGGTGGTAAGTTTGATTTTGGTAATATGAAAAATAAAGGTAACAGAGTATGGTATTGGTATTACGATACTTTTGATAGGGAGGACTGTTTAAAGAAAAATCCAGATGTTGTTAGATTACCATCTGACGTTCCTATTGATGAAACTCGTTGGGATGAATTAAACTCACCAGCGCAGACTTGGGTTAGAAGGTGGTTTACCGCATATTGTAAAGAAACTTTAGCGAGAGTTAGGGGAAAATATAGTGGTAATTTAAAGACTCCAGATAGTGAGTTAACATTAGAATACACAACCTTACAATCCGAAGCGAAAGATGAAAAAACTATGTTGTGGGAAGAACTTAAAACAAGACTTGAAAGGTTGAGGCCCGAAAAACAATGGGAGATCAAAGGGGCTCAGGCGGAAAATATGAATAAAGCGTTAAAATATAGACCATTTACAAGTCCGTATACTGTAATATAATTTTTTATGGCAGTTTTTAAATCGATCCCATCCAAAAGAATTATAAACGGTAACATTATTGAGACCTCTGACTCAGCTATTGTAACCAATAAAAACTATACTACTAATGGTGAGTATGTTATTGTTACCAAAGGTGTTGATCTTTGTGTCATATCTTTAGACCACACAAACACAGATCACGTAGTTATAAAATCATTAACAAACACTTTGGTAAAATCCGATACACTCATAGACGAAGAATTTAATGAGGTTGAACTAACTAAAGGTTCCTGTGTTGAATTTAAGTATATTGGAAATAACTGGTATGTCCTTTCTAGTGATGGGTTAAAGGGGTCTTAGTCAAAAACTAAGGACATTAAGTCACCATCTTCATCAAATTCATAAAGGTCATCAACATCAACTGACTTTTTAACTTTATTCTCCAACATTAGTTTTCTATTGTGATCAACTCTACTTTTCTCAACAAGTTCCAAAGTATTGTCAATATACATATAGTATGGATCAATACCCACTGTTTGCCAAAATACGATCTCCATATCAGATAAAGTTAAGACCTCATCTAAATTATCTTGATCCTTTTCTTTCATTGGATATCCACGACCTAATACTGTTTGTGACTTCGTAAAGATTGGTTGATATATTGGGTTTTCAATTAAAATGTCTTTTCTAATATCAGGGTTATATACAACAAGTAAGGGTTCAATTCTTTTATTAAATGCTGCTAACGCTCTCGCCACGTTATAATCACCTAATAAGTCAGGGTTATTTTCTATTTCCTTTTCATCAATTAAATAACAATTTAAGATAACTTCACTTTTTGATAACATTTCAGGTGGTACGCCCCCGTGAATTTTTGTATAATCCTCAATTTGTTTTTTAGTCATCTTTGTTGTTTTTTTCTGAACATCACCGTGTGATTTCTTTTCACCGTTATTAACGTAATAGATGGTATCACCTAAACCTGGTTTTTTTCCGGCATTCATTAAAAGTTCCATGTGAGCCTGTCTTGACATTAAACTGCCCGAAATTGTTTTTTTTGTGATATGTACTTTATAATCGTCAATTGATTGTTTAACACGAGCCTTGTTTGCCATTTTTGCTAAAGGTATTTCTCTGTTGTAAATTTTACTTACATACTCATAATAAAAATCTAAGAACTCACCACCCTTACCATCAAGTAACATTCTTAACCCTTTATCTAAAAATTCTGCAACATATGTTTGAAGTTTTTTAGATTTAATTGAGTTACCCGTAAGTTTAACTTTACCTTTATCTGTGAGTAATGCGTAGTTCTTACGAGCCACGTTAATGGTTGCGGGC